AAGCCGCTGATCTGGTGATAGAACACAGCGATGCGGTATTCTTTGCTAACTACAAGATAGGTACTATCCAAGTGAAAGGTAAAGGCGGTGGTATGACTACTAAGCTAAAGCAAGGAGACAGAACTATCTTTACACAAGAGACACCTGGCTTCCAAGCTAAGAATCGATTTGGTCTTGATAATGAAATGCCATTTGAATGGCAGGCTATTAGAGAGCAGATGTTGAGATGAGTGAAGTAGCTGAAGTAAACGAACACTTTTGTGATGATAAGCCACAGTATGAAGAAGGCTTCTGTAATTACTGTGGTGCAAAAGAAGATGAGTGTTCAGAATATAAATGTTGGATTAAATAAAAAAGGAGAAAGAAATGGATTTAACAAATTTTAATGTAGATGCGTCAAGCGAAGGCAAGACAGCAGTAGAGCCAGGTAGACACGTTCTGCATTGGCAGGGCGAGGAAGAGGCGTTAGTAGAAGGTAGAAATGGCTGGCGTGGGTGCAAGATGTATTTTGAGATTGATGGTACGAGCATCAGACTTAATCATACTTTTACTGTTGGTCACGACAACCCTAAATATGTAGATAGTGGTATCAAGTCTATGCTACTTATGGGTCAAGCAATGGGTATACAAGAGCCACCAAAAGATACTTCATCAGCCTTTATGGGTAAGAGTGTATCTGCTGAACTAATCAAAGATGAAAATGGTTATCTTAAGATTAACGAGGACTGGGGTAAGACTTGGCAATCTACTAATCAAAAAGCTAAGCCAGTTGTAGAAGATGACAATATCAAAGCTGGTCCAAGTGATGCAGACTTAGATGCAATGGGTACTACTGTGGCTAGCGAGGATGACTTACCATTTTAACCCTAAGAACAGGCCTACGCTGTGTGCTTATTGTAAGCGCCCAGCAGGTCCGTTTTTAAAAGAGGATGGAGAACACTGGCTTGGAGCGTGCTGTATGGCTCATTTAAAAAAGATTGGAGAGGGAGAAAGACTACCCAACAAAGCACAATTAAATGATTTAGGGATAGAGTATTCCATAGCACAAACCAAAGATTTATATACAAAACTAGCAATAGAAGAAGATCAGAAACCATTACATAAATGGGAAAGGGATAAACGAAAAAAGATCTTTACTAATATAGTTAGGGAATATCTAAACTGGGCAAACGTGCAAGCCGAGTTAGATGACGAGAGAGCTGCAAATGGATTTAACAAAGTACCTGAAAAAGGACGTAGTCTATAACGACTTAGGTTTTAGTACAGGAAAGAGTACACACGAATTGATAAACGAGATGCAAGCACAAGGATTGCTTGTAGACTTCTTAGAAATTACTGGCGAGATAATCAGAGTGCCAGTCAAAGCAATAGCATCAAAGCCTGACTCTGGGCGACAGAAGTCTGGATACTATGTAGTAAATAGTGTTGGCGAACATATGTTTTGTACTTATGGTAATTGGAAAACTGGTTTTGAAGGCAAGTGGTCAAGCATAGATACTAACCAACTTAGTATCGTAGATAGACAAGCACTACAAAAACAAATGGAAGAGGCTAGTGCTAAGTCGCGAGCAGAAAGGAAACAGAGACAAGATGAAGTTGCAGTTGAGGTAGAAGAACGTCTTAAAATTTGCCACGAAGCAACTGAACATGAATATCTCACGAATAAAAAAGTTAAAAGTTATGGGTTGAAGCAGTTAAATGGTAATTTAATTGTTCCTGTCTATTCTACTACAGGACAGGTTCGTTCTCTACAGACTATTAACAAAAAGGGCGAGAAAAGGTTTAAGTCTGCTTCAGAAATCAAAGGTAATGTATTTTTAATTGGTACAACCTTACAAGATCTAAACAATATAGAAAAATTAATTTTAGTTGAAGGCTACTCAACTGCCGCTTCAGTATATGAAGCAACCCAAATTCCTGTAGCTTGTGTATTTAGTGCCAACTTCTTGTTGGATGCAGCCTCTAATTTACGCAAGCTAACAGGTGCTAGATTTATTCTCGCACTTGATAATGATGAGAGTGGAGTGGGAGAGAACAAGGCGCAAGAGTGTTGTGCAAGTGTGCCAAATACAGCAGTAAGATTACCGAGCGAGCGCGGAGACTATAACGACTTATATTTAAAACATGGTTTAGATAAAGTAAGAGCCGAATTAGTGGATCACAAATTAGGAATCCAGAAGTATGCCATTCGTAACCTAGTAGGTAAGCCAGAGCCACAAAAGTTTTTAGTTGACGGACTAATTCCCATTGGTAAGCCTGGAATCCTAGCCGCAGTTGGTGGGGTAGGTAAGTCATTAAGTGTCATACAGTTAGCGTTAGCGGTGGCGTGCGGTGGCAGGTGGTGGGGGAAAGATGTAAAAGAACATGGTAATACTGTAATTTTTTGTGCTGAAGATGATTTAATGGAAATACATAGACGTTTAGACTTGCTCGACCCTAACGGCAAGCGATTTAACTCCTCCTATGAAGTCTATGTATTTCCTGTCCCTGAACAAAAAGAACCAATGATACTATTAAGAGAAGAAGGCATAACACCCATAGCGCAGGAGTTAGTAGAGGAGTTACAGGCGATACCAAATTTAAAGTTGGTTTGCTTTGACCCTCTCCAGGCATTTACAACAGGTAATGTTTCTAGCAGTAATGAAGCAGGCCAACTATGGGGTTCTTATTGTGCAAACATAAGCGCCAGACTTGGTTGTTCTACCCTTACTATTCATCATCTTAATAAAGGAGCATTAGCGAATGATAGTGATGATGCTATGAGCCATAGAGCAGAGATTAGAGGCGCATCAAGCATAACTGACAGCGTGCGTTGGGCGATAGCTATGTGGCTTGCGAGCGTGGAGGATTGTGAGCGTATTTGTGAAGAACAGCGCGTGACCTATGAAAGAATGAGCGTAGTAAAAGCCGCTCTTGTTAAATCTAATTCTGGTAATGTTGATTACTCTACCAAAACATTATTTAGAAAGAATGGCGTACTTGAACCATTAGAAGAATTACAAAATCCTATGGCACTTTATGATAATTTTTAACCCTATGTCAAAGACACTTGACCTAGTAAGTTCTACCCATAACTATAGTAGAACAGGGACATAACTATGGTAGAACTTACTCATAACCCTAGTAAGAACGCCTCATATATCCATACCATTAACATGGTATAGGAGTAGAACCCCTTGAGGGGGTTCATACTCCAGGAGAGAGAAAGCATAAACGCAGGAGAAAGAAGGAGAAAGATGAAAAGATTTGCAGGAATAGATAGAGAGCATTGGTGGATTACTGCGCATGCGCAGGAGCAAGGAGCAGGAACTTTAGTGCCTATCTCTCTCGCGCGCAGGGAGGGAGATTTCTCTCGTGTGCGCTCAGTGGTTTGGGGTTGGTTTAGGCGCGAGTGCGGAAGGGAAGATTTAACAGTTGGCGCTAAGTTGATGTTGTGGTCATTGTGCGAGCGGTGGAGATATGAGACTTGGTCATCGCATGATGCTATTAGTTATTATTGTAAGATGACTGGAGTTAATAGGAAGACCGCAGGCAGGGGTGTTGCTGAGTTGATAGATAAGGAGGTTATTTGGTGTGTGCTAGAGGGAGAGCAGAAAAGGTTGAGGCGGTCGCAAGCGAAGGGGAGAAAGCATTTTTTGTTGGTTGGATTGATCGATTTGTTGGAGTGATTCGTTCGGCGGAGGCGGAGGGCGGTGCGAGGAATGGGCGCTAGCGTTTCAGGGGGGTTTAACTTTGGAGAGTTAAGATACCAACGCCCATTCAAAAAGGTTATTGCTGATTATACTTCATTACCCCAAACTTCCCAACCTGGTGTAGTTTCTCTAGCAAATAGTTCAATTCTTGGTAAGTCACCAAATAGTAATTCTATTCTATCTCTTACTTCTTGCGGTTTCTTGCTGTGCTTTGTGCGTTCTGCTTCTACTTTTTGATATATGTTATTTACTTGCTTGTATTTAAGCATTGAGCCTTTAGTTCCAAACAAACATATTTCATAGTTTTTCATTGTCCATGCACCAAGATTGGCTACTGTTTTTCCTGTCTTAGTTTTCTTTTCCCAAACAAAAGCAATAGTCACATATTTAAAACCCCAACTTTCCATAGTTTCAATAGCATCTTTTATGTGTGCGTCAGTTGTCCAAAGAAATAAAGCACAGTCGTTGTTAGTAATGTTCTTAACAGGTAAATCTTTAATCCAAGTTTTAGATTGCGTTGGGTAATGTTTATCCATGCTAGTAAATCTTTTACCATCATATTTACATAATTCTTTACTACTGAAACTCCAGGGCGGATCTGCATATATTATGTTGTATTTCTTATTTGGTAACTCAATCATGTTTCTTTCCTTTGTCCTTAGTTTCTTTTTTCTTTTCGCGCTTGCCAAAGATCTTATCAAAGTTATCCTGGTATGCGTTTGGTTTATCTTTTGCAGCTGGCCTTCTGCCAGACCCTTTTCCATTCATGATAGTATTATCTCCTCTTTGTTATAAAATACATTCTCTGCTATGTATTGTAGTATCTCATCCCTGTCATCATCTTCATGCAAGTTATAGCAGCTAGCTATTGCATTTACCTCTGTATCTAATAGGCCTTTTCTGTCCCATTCTACAACCTGGTAGTGTACGTTTTCTAAATGTTCTTCATTGTGTAAGTTGCTCATATTTTCCCCCTAAATAAATAGAATAATGCTTTTAGTTTTTCATCTGTTAGATGTCGTAAATGTTTTGGTATGTCCTCTCGCTTCATGTCGTCCTCACTGTGCCGTTGGGAGAAACTGTGCCTAGCCTTTCCCCTGTTATTGTTAATAAAAGCCATACGCCGTCTGTGTCTTGCTTAGACGCGTCTTTATTTGGGTATATGATCTCGCCAGTGTGTCCTAGCTCATCTCTAAGATGCCTGGCGTATGCGAACTCAGCCATAGCGAAACTTATTGTTTTATATGGTTTCATCATTTCCCCCTTTGTGTTGGTTTGCCATTAGGAAAGGTTAAAGCGGTGCTAAACGCTTGCCAGTCCTCTGGTGTCATTATTTGCTCTACCTTATGGATAGGCGTGTTATCTTTTAGGCCGTACTTCTTGCGAAGCTGTCCTATGATGCTTTTATATTTAGATTTTATATTCATTGGTTAAGTTCCCCTGTTATATAGTCAGCTAGTATGTCCTGATTAGGTGTAAAGCCTAGCATTATATTAAATAGTTTATATACATGATCCGTGTTGCCGTCTTGTAGATCTTCATCTATTGCGGTTATTAAATCAGTTATGAAATGTTTTTTGGTTAGTTCTGGCATTATGCAACCTCGCAATCTAAAAACATTTGGCATACATTGAAAGATGCTGTATTTTCAAGGACAGGAATAGAAGCTCCGTCAAACCAATCCATATAATGATAATCAATGCAATCAATATCTAATGTATCGCCTATGGTGTATATTCTGAACTCGTCAGAAGGTCCGCCCCATGATAGCTGTAATCTGTAAAAGCCTGGATTTTTTTCGTCCTCGCCTTCTACATAGTCCCAAGATAAAGCGGTGTTATTTATATAGTCAAAAAAATCTTCATATTCATGGAAATAATCACCTTTGTGTTTATCAATAACTTTTAAAGCTATTTGCTCGCCCTCTGTTGCGTTGTCATACTGATTAAAGAAATCATTTGCTTCCTGGTATGTCTGTTCTGTTTGATTAAATTCATCTTGCACTAAGTCAGCGCATCTAAGTTCTTGTTGTGTATTATTCATAGTTTACTTCTCCAAAGTATGTAAAACTTTATTGCCTTACAATACCCATTATCTATATTTACACACTAAATGCAACAACTTTATTGCATAAATGTGTAATTAATTGCTTAAATCCGATAAATAAAGGGTTTATAGAGTACAATTAAACGGAATATGGAAACAAAAACACCTAAAAAGAGAGGACGTAAACCAGTTGTAATAGATGCGGCAAGGGTTGAGCATCTAGCGTCACAAGGTCTAGGAATCATGGACATTTGCAGAAGTCTGGGCGTTGGTTGGGATGTATTTAACAGACATAGAGAAAAGAAAAGTACGGGAATTGCGGATGCTTTGGATAGAGGAAAGAGTAAAGGCCTGGCATTTGTAACAAGCAAACTCATGGAAACAATAGAGGACAAGAATTTTAATGCTATCTCTTTCTATCTCCGCAACCGCGCGCCAGATCAATGGGCAGACCGCCAGGAAGTCAATCACAATTTAGATCTTAAAGGCGTTCTAACTGACGCACGCGAGCGCATAAGCATAATAGAACACGCGCCAGCGCACGCGCTAAAGAACAGCGCACGCACGCCGAGAGCGGGCGAGGATGAATAATAGGGTGGGCGGATGCGAGCATATAGTTTTGCTCCCTTTTTAACTAATGCTAGATTCTCTCGTAATTTCGCATTTGACCCCCCCTTTCTTTGCATGGCGGTGGTGATATATGTATAACTACTGAACTAAAATTTTTTAATTTTTTTTAATATATGAAATACGGCGTAAAACTAGAAAAGGAATTGATGACCGAACTATGGTCAGGTCCAATTAAAGACAACCCAGTAAACTTTGTTAAGTATGTATTCCCATGGGGACAGAAAGATACCCCCCTTGAGAACTTTAAAGGACCAAGAAAGTGGCAGGAAAAAATTTTACGAGAAATGGCAATACACATTGAGCGTAATAATGTATTAGACCTACCAGAGATGTTTAGACTAGCTGTAGCATCAGGTCGTGGTATTGGTAAGTCAGCACTTGTCGCATGGATCATTCTATGGATGTTATCAACCAGACTAGGTGCAACCATAATCGTAACTGCTAACACCGAGCAACAGCTTAGATCAAGAACATGGGCGGAGTTAGGTAAGTGGCTAACGCTATCTATTAATTCTCATTGGTTTACTAAGACAGCAACAACGATTAAACCAGCACAATGGTTTGAAGACGCACTAGTAAACGACTTAAAGATAGATACTGGTTACTACTACGCGCAGGCGCAGTTATGGAGCGAAGAGAATCCTGACGCTTTCGCTGGTATTCACTCCTCCTACGGAGTTTGCTTAATCATGGATGAGGCATCAGGTATTCCCTCGCCCATCTACTCTGTCTCCGAA